TAGAGCATCAGGGCTACCCGGCTTGTTCCCATTTAAGAATGATACCTGTTTTGTACCGATATCTGTACATCAAATCCAAAACGTTAGCGCCATCAATGATTTACGGGACTTCTGAAAGTTCTTGCATGATTACAGACAGAGTAGCACCGTCCGTAACATACAGAAATTGCAATGCACGGAATGTGCTCGCAGTGCCCCAAAACGGCCTATCTGTACAAACTCTGTACACGGAATCGGAGGCCGCGTGATGCGCCTCCACGCGGCGGTACTTTTCCTCCTTTCAGCCGCCGTGCCCCTTTCTCCGCGCGCCGTCGCGCTGATCGACGCACGCCCCGACCACGTCGCGCGGTTTGCAGCGACACATCCCCTGGTCGAGCCGATCCAGTGGACCGTGGCGCGTGAGATCGTCGCGGCCAGCTACCGAGCGGGCATACCTCCCGCCATGGGCCTGCACGTTGGATGGCGGGAGTCGAGATTCTTGCCGGATTTCGTCAGCACCACAGACGACTGGGGGCCGCTTCAAGTGAATGCGCACTGGACGCCGGAGATCGTCAGGCAGACGACGGCGGAACGCATCGCAACTGGCGTGCGGATTCTCGCCGAGGATTACCGCGCATGCGGAAGCTGGGCGGGTGCGGATCGCAGGTATAGGACGGGACATTGCCAATGATGAATAAAAAGGAACAAGCCGAAGTAGCGGAGTTACGTCGCCAACTGGCAATTGCCAGAGCGTTACGATTTACCGATCCGATAGAGCCCGACCTGGGTATACCGGATTCCTTCCAGCGGGTCGTGAACGGATGGGACTTTCATATTCCCGCAGTGGACGGATTGCGCGTTGAAAAGGCTTGCGCTTCAAGTATCAGCCATTCCTGGGGTAACTGGGACAAAACCACCACGCAGGGACCGTGCCGTCTTTACTCAACCGAGCTACTTGCTGCGATGGCGGCGCGTTCGGTGCTGGCCATGAATTGCGCTGAAGCCTTAGCAAAAGCCGACGCAAAGATCGAGGCGTTAAGGGCGGCATGATCGGCAAGCCATACCTTGGCCTGCGTCGCTGCGAGGCAACCGTTCGCGTGCTTTTCGGAACGGGGTATCGCCGCTGCTCGAATCCGGCCAGAAGTCGCATTGGTGACGTTTTATTGTGCGTGAATCATTCCAAAGGAGAGGCAGTGAAAGTAACGATTGAGTTTGAACAGAGCGTATTAGACGGCATCGAAGCCGCAAAGCTGGTGTTGGCAGTGAGGCGGGCTATCGACACGAAGGCTGGCGGTTTCGGTGCCAGCGGTCCAATTGTGGACGACGACGGAACCGTAGTAGGCAGATGGAAGGCAGAACACACGAAGAAAAGGAAGGCAGCGTAATGGAACAAAGAACATTTGAAGAAGTTGACACCGTTGGGGCGTTGCAGAAGTTCGGCCCCATAGACGCGGCAATCGAAAACGAAATCGCCACGGAGATCGCAGCCGAAAAGCTGGCAGCCGGTGAAGTGGTCGAGGAAACCAAACTGGATGCCGTCGACGACGAAATGAAGAAGTTGTTCGACGCCGGAATGCCCAAAGCCGATAAGGACGAGGACCCGGAGGCGGTATGACCACCCCGCACTTCACTGTAGACCGCACAGCACTTGCCCGCGAGCTCAGCCTTGCTATTGGCGCGGTCGAACGCAAGACCACCATCCCGATCCTGGGCAACGTGAAACTGGAGGCGGTCAACGGCGACCGCCCTCCGCAACTGCGAATCCACACGACCGACCTGGAGCTCGCATTCGAGTCGATGTGCTTGGCTGAAGTGCGCGGTTCAGGCTCGATCACACTACCAGCGAAACGGCTCCTCGAATACATCGCGGCACTACCGGATGGCCCCGTTGAAATGAAGATTGGCGCGAATCAGTGGGCGTCGATCACGTCAGGCCGCGCCAAATCGCGCATTGCCGGGATGTCGTCTGAATCCTTCCCTGTTCATACCGAGGCACCACCCGCAACGCTCACGATTCCAGCGGCGGCGTTCGCTCGCCTAGTCAAGCAAACCGCTTACGCCGTATCGCAAGAGGAATCGCGGTTCACTCTGAACGGCGCACTGCTCGAAGCGACCGGAAGCGAGCTACGCATGGTCGCAACAGACGGGCATCGCCTCGCAATGGCGGAAATCCCATCGAACGCGGCCAAGTCGCGGCTGCTGGTTTCGCGAAAGGCGCTTGTCGAAGTAACGCGGCTGGCCGGCAACGCACAGGGTGGCGCGGAGGTGCAAATATCATCCGACGGCAACAACGTGTTCTTTCGCATTGACGAGCGGTCACTGACGGCGCGACACTTAACGGGCAATTTTCCCGACTACCAGCGCGTCGTCCCCAAGACGCTCACTGGTTCTGCGGTCGTCGAACGCGCGGCGCTGATCGGGACGATTAACCGCGTCTCCGGTTTCGCTGACGAACGCTCTCGGGCTATCAAAGTCGGGTTCAAGAATGGCGAAATCTCGCTGGCTGCAAGTTCTAGTGAGATCGGCGACAGCGAAGAATCCGTACCGGCGGAAGTGACCGGCCCCGACGTGGTCGCCGGATTCAATGCTGGGTATATTCTCGATTTCCTCAAGAGCGTTGGCGCGGATAAGGTAACGCTGCGGTTTGAAAATGCTACCACGGCGATCACACTGGAACCAAATACGGAAGGCGGCGGGACGTGCCGATGCGTCATCATGCCGATGCGGATATGAGATCCCCCGACGTGCGCGCTATTGCGGGAGGGTGCGCGTGAAACACGTCTGGTTATTTTGGAGCACCGATCCGCCAAATCGGGGATACGCTCGCGAAGGTGCAAGCTATCACACCGAATCTGGCCACTCCATCTCGGTCGTCGGTCCGTGCGATGCCGAACCTACGGGATGGAAGGTCGGTCGCTCGGGACGCCGCTATTATCCAGATTGCAAATCAGCGCAAGCTGCGGCGATCCGCAAACTCAACTCCAATCTAAAACTGACCGCGAAAGCGATCGGACGTGATCTGGAGAAACTGTTGCAGCCAGACCCAGCGGAGCAAACCAAATGACCACTTCAACGCGGGAGGAGTTTTGTAAATGAGCACGCGAACCACGCTTTACAACGAGCCAGATGGTGTTCACATTTACGTCTATCTTTTCGATGAGGAAGAAGCCGATTTATTCCTTGAGTATCGGTGCGGCGGGTTTCTTCTGGATCTGCCTCTATCGAAGGCATTCAGTGGAATCATCAAAGCCGGACTGCGCGACTTAGCGACAAAAATGAACGCCTACACCCCGCAGACGGCGCAGACCGTTCCCGCCCCTGCCACGCCGGAGGCAACTAAGGAGCGCGCATGAGCAACGGAGCCACGCGCAAGTATTACATCCAGAGACGGCAGCAGCATTTCAGTGATCGCCCGTCGCGCTGGCACATCACGAATGGGTACGTCGTGACCGCTGGGGTGAGGAGAGCGTATTGCGGCTTCGACATAGCGGATTCAGAGGCCAGAGCGCAGGAGTCCAGACCAGGCATGATTTGCAAGCGCTGCGAATTGGCGGAGCGGTCGGCAGTAGGAGCCACGGGAGGCCACGATGAAAGTTAAGAGTCTGAGAAACGCACGATCCATTGACGAACTGTGCGCCTTAAAACGCGACAACTTCGAGCTGGGCGATTACTGGATCATGTCTGATGGAGAAACAGTTAGCATCGCGCACCAGGCAAGAGGGGAAATGGCGAAGGCTATGGTTTCCGTTCCGATCCGCACGTTCAACGGACTGATCGGCTGCTACCAGAAGGACCAAAGCTCCAAGCGAGGAGGCCACGATGAGCGATAAACCCAAAGCCGACGAGCGCGCCCTGCGAGCCGATCCAGCGCGCGCATCCGAGCCTGAAATTGTGCCCCGCCCCAATCCTCACCCGCTAGACACACTCTACGCTGATCCGCAGTTTCAGCGCGAGTACCGCGAGGAATTGGCACGCGAACGGGCGGCGGTGATTCCAGCGCCCGCAGAATCATGCCCTCGGTGTGGTGCACTGAATAAGCAGTACGGTAAGTGTTCAGATCCGTGGCATCATCCTTGGAACTATCCAGCGCCCGCAGAGGGAGCGCCGCATCCGGCTAAGGATGGTTGGATTGCAAAGTTGGCGAATGGACCCCAGGACTTTTACAATGCCGAGGTTCATTGGAGCACCGGCGATGTAGATCGCATGATGCTATCGAAACCGCCTGGGGCAGCGCCCGCGCCGGTACCGGTTACGCCGCTGTGTTGCACAAGGGACGCGGGCCATGATGGGCCATGCAATGGGTGGCAACGCCCAGATTGCTCTCAGCCTAGTGGATTGGAGAAGCGATGAGCGACACCACACGTAAGCAGAGTCTCCAAGATGGGTTAGACAGGCTGAGAACGAAGTGGCCGCAATCGCATCTCGTAGATCACGGGAGTGGCTATACCTTGGTTACGGTCCCTTCTGTTGTGCTGCCTTCCGGCTACGATCAGACCATCTGCACTGTTCTGTTTGTTGCTACGCCTGGATTTCCAGCCAACGTCCCGGAGAACTTCTGGACCGATATTGACATCGATCTTGCGAAACCGAGGACCACGGATGGATTGGGGCGCGAGGAACTCTGGCCGACCAAAGAGCCTCAAAAGACAAGTAGATTTTCTCCAGGGACTGGTTATTTCCACTCAGTTGACGGGAAATGGCGTTCTACCGAAAGCCGATTTACCTTCGAGCGGCTCTGGCCGCAATGGAGAACCGCAATGATATGGGGATTGCATTTGCAGGAGTGGAATCCAAATCAATCCAGTCTATTCACTTATATGATGTGCATAAAACAGCGTATTTACTGGACGCCGAGGTATGTGCAATGAGCGACACCACACGCGACCCACGAGTTGATCCGAGGCCGGGTGATGTGCTGCTGCTTGGGGCCGAAACACGAACCGTAGTCAGCGTGGGTCCTCCAGGAGCCTGGATTGACTTCCAGATTACGGTTGGCGGGAATCCTAATAGCGTCGGGTCATGCGGCGTGGTCTATGACAGGTGGCTCTCATGGGCCAAGAAAGCCGAGGTGACCCGCGATGCTGTTGACGTTTGCGACGGCGCTGGAATCGCAGGGGGATCACGCAGGGCGATGCAAGAAGTCGAGCGAACAGAACGGGCGCTCCGCTCAGCGCTGGCGGCACTGGAGGTTAACCAACGTGGAGAATAACACACCCTCGCGGCCCGAGTTGCCGACGCACGAGTTTGATCTTCAGGACTATCGGGAGATGGCAGCGGCATTCCAATCCGAACTGCAAGAAGCATGCGAGCGCATCCGCACCTTGGAGGCAGAGCGCCGGTGGCGTCCGATTGAAACAGCGCCCAAGGTGGGATATTTTCTTGTGGCTAACGCAATAGGCGAGGTGGCATCGTGCGAAGCATCGCGTTTAGGCCGACTCGTTAGCGGCAAGTGGACCTTTGGGCAGAACGCTACTTGCTGGATGCCGCTTCCGCCACCGGACGCAGCGCGCAAAGGAGCAACGGAAGAATGAACGAACGATTATGTAGTGCATGCGGAGAAAGGCTATCCGACAGACCCGCCGCCAATAGTGGCGATGAACACCACTGCGGTGCTAAACAGTGGGCCGCAGAGACTAACCGCCTCCTGCGGAAAATACTGGAGTTGGCAGAACACGCCACGATCCAATGAGCGAAAACTGCAAAGCGTGCCCATTGCTGCAAGCCAACGCGACGGAGCGCGATCGCCTGCGGAAGTTGCTGCGGGACCTCTACGCGTGCTACGAGTCGCAAATCGAGCAGCGATATTGCATCTGTGGGAGCAATGACGAAGGCTCGCATTCCTACGCCTGTGTAACCCAAATGCGCGTACAAGACTCAGTGCAAGCCGCCCTCGCTAGCGAGACAGGGGAGCCGAAGCCGTGAGCATTGACACCGAAATGAACCCAGCAATGGACGGATGGATACAGACGGCGTCGGGCCGTGCCATGTACCCGCTTAACCCGCGCGTCGACGACGTGTGTGTGGACGACATCGCGCACGCCTTGGCGATGCAGACGCGGTTCACCGGGCACTGTCGGCGCTTCTATTCGGTTGCCCAACATTCTGTCCACGTAAGCCATGTCTGCGACCGTCGTGATGCCCTTTGGGGATTGCTACACGATGCGAGCGAGGCATATCTGTCGGATGTTTCCCGGCCAGTGAAGCGACTGCCGGAGATGTCTGAGTATCGTTCCGCTGAGCAACGGTTACTGGCCGTGATCTGCGAGCGGTTCGGCCTGCCGGAAGCCGAGCCTCCATCGGTGAAGCGTGCCGATACCAGCGCTGCGGCACGGATTCTGGTATCGGCGCGGCGCAAGGGGCGCACGTTAATCGAGAGAGCGCGCGGGTTGTTCGATGCTGCATAGTTATGGCAAACTCACCCCATCCGAACTTGAGCGATTACTCGGCTGGTTGCCGGAAAACATTTGCGAGGCGGTGGCGTCCCTCACCGTGCGACAGCGCGAATGTATTGTTCTGATATTCGTCGATGGTCACACCGAGGAAGAAGCGGCGGCGAAGATGGGCATATCGCAGTCGCACGTCAATCGGCACAAATCTATGGCGATACAAAAACTGAAGGAAATGTTTCACAAGTAGGGTATAAAAAACGCCTCATCCTATCCGTACATATACAGAGGGTAATGGATGAGTCCTGAATCTGCGCGCAGCAAAACCGTTACCACGGAAAACATTTCCTTTGCCCATGCGGTCGCTATTCGGTACAGAAGCCTTCACCCTCAACTTCCGCAAGACGATTGCGTTTCTATCGCCAACCTAGCGCTGATAGAACTGTTCGATGGTTCGGTCGCCATCCCCACTAATAACGCAATCGCTGGATCGGTCGAGTGTGCGCTACGCGCTGAACTTCTAAGGCTTTCCAAGCGGCGCAAGCGCGAAGAGACGCTCCATGTTAATGATTTCGGCGTGACGATCCGCACCGCGCTGGCCTCGACGCAGAATTTCGGGGAGTCCGGTATTTCCAAGAATAGCGGCTCCCTGCGCGATTTGCGTTCAGCCCAAAGCCTTAACCCGCGCGCACATAAGCAGGACACGCACGAGCCACTAACCAAAGGCTTCGTTGCCGCGCTCGGCGAGGTTTGCGAATCCGCCGTACGACAGACGCAAGAGACGCATCCCCTACACGCTGAATACGTTGGCGCTGTTGGTGTGAGCCGCGATCTGGTATCACAATCCCTGGCCGACCGCAAGCTAAAGGCCGAACTATTCCAGCGCAACGAAGAGCGCATGGCGCGACGGCGGGCGGCTTGAATGGCGGCACCAGCGACGGCGGTTAAACCAACGAGCGCAACTGGCGGGACATGGCCCTGGAGACGCAAGCCATCGAAGTTTGGGCTGGTTTCGATTAACGAAGCCTATATGTCTGACCTGCACAAACCGAAATTGATCCGCCCGACCGACAGCGACCGGCGACAAGCCGGCGTCCATCGTTCAGCGGCTTAGACATAACACCCCAATAGAAGGGGGCCAATCGCGAAGATAGACGCGCTGTTGATACGGATGAAGCCGTGGCGCGGAACAACGTGAAATCCTTTGCGAGTAACCCCGTAAAAAGATACTTTGTTTTGTTACAACGTGATACAACTCAACGCGCGCGCGACCCGTGGATACTGAGAAGGTAAAACGACGCAAGCAGGGTTTATTCCTTGACGCATTCCGCGAACTTGCATCGGTAAGCGCAGCCGCCCGCAGGGTTGGCATCGACCGCATTCAGCACTATCGCTGGCTGGCCGACGATTCGGAATACAGCGAAAGGTTCCACGAGGCCCAAGACGTTGCGGTTGAGGCGCTTGAGGATGAAGCCGTTAGGCGTGCCCACGAAGGCACAGAAAAGCCGGTATTCCAGGGCGGCAAGTTGGTCGGCACGATCCGAGAGTACTCCGATACGCTTTTGGTTTTCCTGCTGAAAGCCGCGCGCCCTAAGAAGTACCGCGACAAGTTCATTGTGATACCGGCTGGGCAACCTGATGAGAAAACGCCGACTGGCATTGTGTGGGTAGCTGGCAAAGACGAATCATCTACGGACAAACCGGCCCCTCCGACAGCCAGCGACGGTTCCATCAATTAGACACTCGAATCAAGGGGTTTAGTGGCCCGGTAGGTTCCGGTAAGTCCAAGGCGCTGTGCTACGAGGCGCTGCGTATGGGCTACGCCAACCCCGGCTGTATGGGGCTAGTGGGTGCGCCGACCTACCCGATGTTGCGGGACGTGACGCGGGCGACGTTCCTCAACTTCCTGGAAGAGTCGGAAGTCCCGCATCGGTTCATTAAGTCCGAGAATAGCGTTTTCCTGGATGAGCCGAAGTCGCTGGTAATCTTCCGGTCGCTCGACGCACCGACGCGGCTCGTTGGAACCAACCTAGCGTGGTTCGGCGTTGACGAGCTCACCTACTCAAAAGAGGACGCATGGCGACGGCTTGAGGCGCGGTTACGCGACCCTAAAGCTAAACTGCGGCGCGGGTTCGCGGCCTGGACGCCCAAAGGTTTCGACTGGGTATGGCAACGGTTCGTCAGTCCCGACGCGGTTGTAGGTTACGGATTCGTTCAGGCCAAGCGAGACAATCCAGCGATTACGCCCGAGTTCTACGAGGCGCTGAAAAACTCGTACGACGAGCGATTCTACCAACAAGAGGTCGAGGGAAAGTATCTCAGCCTGTTTGCTGGTCAAGCCTACTACGCTTTTGACCGCACCAACAATGTCCACCCGGTAGCCTTCGATCCGCGTCATCCGCTGTGCTGGGCGCTCGACTTCAACATCAACCCGATGGCGTCGGTGCTGTGTCAGATGATCGGCGGCGACGTGCGGGTGCTGAAAGAGATCGTGCTTCCGAACAGCAATACGACGGAAGCGTGTGGCGTGTTCCGTGAGCGCGTTCAGCCGTACTTAGATGCGGTTCGAGGTAATCAAATTGGCATCGTTCCTCTTCAAGTTAAAGTGTACGGCGATCCTGCTGGCAACCAGCGCCGTTCTTCTGCTGATAAAACGGACTGGCGAATCATAAAAGACGCCTTCGCGGATTGGCGGGAATTGCCGGTGGAGTATTTCGTACCGGCCAGCCATCCGACGATCAAGGCGCGGGTCAACGCGGTAAACGCGATGCTCCGCAACGCGCACGGGCTGAGCCGGTTGATTATCGATCCGTCCTGCAGGGAACTGATCGCGGACATGGATCAAGTGGCATGGAAAACAGACTCCGATAGTAACCCGATAACCGAGCTCGACAAGAGCAACGCCAAGCGGACACACGTTTCGGACGCGCTGGGTTATCTCATCGAAAAGGAATTTGGATTGAAGAATTACGGCGGTCCGCGTAGTTCGCTGCTGATATGAATTGGCCCGCACTTGTCGCTGCCGTAGGGCTGGCGGCGTCACTCCTTGCAAGTTGGGTAGCTCTATCGATGCGGGCTGCGGCGGCTGAACTCCGCGCCGAGCTTGCCAAGTTTCAGACCAAGCAGGCCGAGGATAAGACCAACGATCTCCGCGACCGTGGCCGTGAGTTCGCGGAACTACGCGGCGACATTAATAGCAGGTTCGAGAAGATGCGCGCCGACATCAACGGGAGTTACATGCGAGCGAATGAGGTGCGCGTGATCGTCCAGGGGATCGAGAACGAAATCCGCGCTATCGCCGCACGTATCACGCTGATGGAGAATCGGCCTTGAATTTCCCCGCATCCATCGAGGTTAAGAATCTCGATCAGCAGCACCCCGAGTACGCCGCGCTCGTGGAGGCGTGGAGCGATATCGAACTGCTGTACAAGGATGGGGCGGCGCTAAGAGCACAAGCCAGCCGGTTCCTGAAGAAGAAGCCCCGTGAATTGGCAGATGTTTACGCGGCGCGGCTGCGGCGGTTCACGTCACTGCCGATATTAGGCACGGCGCTCGGCTGGTATCAGTCGGCGATGTTTGCCAATGATCCACAGGTAAGCATCCTGCGCGATGAAACGACCGTCCAGGATGATCCGTTCTACACCGCGTTCCTGACCGACTGCGATGGTGCGGAAAAGAAGTTCGTTGATTTCGCCCGCGATGTTTTCCAGTCGATGCTGTTGTTCCGTTCGTCGTACGTGCTGGTTGACCGCGATCCAGTCGACGCCACAGCGTACCCCAGCCTCAAGGCGCAGCAGGACGCCGGCGCCCTCGACGTTCATTTGGTCCGGTACGATCCCAGCCAGGTTATCAACTGGGAAACCGACGACCAGGGAAATCTGGAGTGGGTCCTGATCGCGACGACGCATTGCGAGCGCGAGTTCCCCGGAATTACGCGGGTGATCGACCGATGGTATTACTTCGACCGCGAACAGTGCGCGGTGTATGAGGCAGAACGCAAGGATAGCAACCAGAAAGCCGATAACGCCACACTAGTGCAGGGTTACCCCCGCCAACATGCACTGAGTGCCGTGGGGCGCGTTCCTGTGCGCTGGATCGCACTTCCTGACGGGCTGTGGCTGGGCAATCGCTCACTCCTCCCTGCGTGCTCGCACCTCGACCTGGTGAACGCGCTCGATTGGGGCATCTTCAACGGGTGCCTGCCGACGATGTATGTCAAGGGCGAATACCGCGATTCGGTTGAAAAATCGGAAGTAGGCTTCGTTCACCTCGAAGAAAACGGCGACATCGGCTATGTCGAACCCGCCGGTACGACTTACGAGTTGGCGATGCGCCAGATCGATACATGGCGCGAGGAGCTTTACCGCCAGGTCTATTTGCAAGCGCTGGCGCGGTCCACGAAGGCGACGGCGGCGGCACAGTCCGGCTTCTCGAAAGAGATGGACATGGCCCCCGGCAAGGACGTTCTAAACGGCCTTGGGGATTGCCTCAGAACCGGCCTAACGAACGTCCTGATGGACGTGGCCGACGCGCGAAACGAAGATAATCTCACCTTCACGGTGAAGGGCCTGGAGTTCACGGATAACGACCAGGACATCATCAATCGGTACGAGCTTTTCCTGGGTCAACGGCTGGGTGAGACGACCGAAAAAGAAGTCAAAAAGATGATGGTTCGGCTGGCACTGAAGGACGCCGACGAGGAGCTTTTGCAGAAGGCGGAAAGCGAAATCGATGCCATGCCGACCGACGATGAAGCCGCCCAGCAGCAACTTCAGGAGCGGATTTCGGCCTCGTTTGGGTCGCCTCCACCGGTCGGATTGAAGGCCGGAAGCAAGGGTTAACCCTTGACGACACGGTGTCGTGAATAGTGTAACCGTGTCGTGCGTGTCACTACAGCACGTGACAAAAACTAACGACACTAGCGACACGCCCTCAGAACAGAGCAGATACAGAGCAGAACAGATTCTTTTCCCCTACCCCCTTTCAATTAACCAACCTTAACCAAGGCTGGCTGGGGAGTCGGTAGGCCGTGCCCGCCGGTAGCGGGGTGAACAACCAACCGGGCCACGCCGGTAAACCGTGGGTGCGACGGAGAAAACCAAAAAATGCGAGATGCGGTTGATTTTTTACTGAGCCATGTCGAACGGCACGGCGACACCGAAGCGAGCGCGAAGGCGACACAGCACCGGCTGTTGCTGGCGCAAGAGCACGAACCCGAGGCGGACGCGACCGGTGATCCCGGCAAGCATGAACCCGCCGAGCCGGAGGCTGAGTAGCCCATGCGCGACTGGCTGAATCGTGGGCCGCTGATGGACGCGGCTGGTGACGGTGGCGCTGGCGGCGGTGCTGGTGGTGAAGGCGACAAGGCTCCGCAGTTCGAGCCCGCGAAGTTCAAAACCGAGTTGATGGGCGAAGTCACGAAAATGCTCAACGGCGGACTTTCGCGGATCGAGAAGCAACTGGCTGGGCTGAAACCTCCACCGGCTGCCGGCGAAGGCGAGGGCGACAAGGGCGAGGGCGACAAGGGCGGAAAGCCGAAAGATCCCGAAGTCGCGAGGTTGCTCAAGACCGTCGAGAAATTGACTGGCGACGTGAACAGTGAGCGCACGGAGCGGATCAAGGCCCAGGAAGCTGGCCGCGAGAAAGAGCGCCTTTCGCTGATTCGCACCGAGCTCGCAAAGCATGGCCTTGCGGATCATGCCCTCGACGACGCATTCCGGTTTTTCCGTGACGAGGTGAAGTACACCGAGGGCGGCGAGATTGTCGGCGGACCCGACGAGCTACCGCTGGCGGATTTCGTGAAGAGCACAGTCGAGAAGCGAACGCACTGGCTCCCACCGGTTCCCGCCGGCGGCGCAGGCGCAACAGCTGGTAGGGGCGGCAGAGGCACCCCCGTAATCACGCTCGATCAGATTGGTCTGAACATGACGAAGGAGCAGCGAACTGCCGCATACGCTGCCATTCAGCAGGCACTTCGGTAAAGTACGCGGCAATTAAACAAATCCCAGGAGAAAAGAAAACTGAATGGCAAATGAAATTACATCCGCAAACGTAGCGCAGGCTATCGTGAAGTTGATCGCGGTCGAGGTGCTGCCCGCTGTCGTGGGTAACCTCACCATGGCGCAGTTGGTGAACCGGTCGTTCGACGCACAGATCGCCGGTGCTGGCGACGTGGTCAATGTGCCCATCGCTCCCTCGATGACTGCCGGTAACTTGGCCGAGGGTGGATCGGTGACCAACCAGAACCCCAACCTGGGCAATGCTCAGTTGTCTCTGGCAACTCACGGGTATGCGACGTTCACCATCCCCGACGTGACCAAGGTTCTAGCCCAGCCGGATCTGATGAAGGCGTACATGCAGCCCGCCGTGGTTGCACTGGCCGAGAAGATCGAGGGCGACCTGCTTGGGCTGTATCCGCAGTTGACCGCGAATGCTTCCGTCGGCACGGCCAACACGCCGATCACGGAAGCCGTGTTGGACTCTGCCGAGCTTGCGCTGTTCAATGCCAAAGCTCCACAGAACGATCCGCGCTACTTGCTGGTGAACGGTGCGACCCACAGCACCATCCGGCAGATCTCGCGTTTCACGGAACTGCAAACCATCGGTAGCGGTGATTCCATCGTTACCGGCGACATCATGAAGGTGAAAAACCTGAACGTGATTCGCTCGCAGTACGTGAAGAAGGTTTCGACCACGACCAACAACATGGCGTTCACCCGCGATGCTTTTGGCCTCGTGTTCAAGCGCCTGCCACAGCCGCTTCCCGGCACCGGCGCAATCGCCGAGTACATCGAGTACGGCGGCTACGGGTTCCGCGTTGTGATGAGCTATCAACCCGGCGTGCTCGCCCAGCAGTTCACAATCGACTGCCTCTACGGATGCGGCGTTCTCCGTAATCCGTTCGGCGTTCTGGTGCTCAGCTAATTATGCAGATTGGCAGCAATATCAGCATTCACGAGTATTGGGAGCGAGTGCTCGCTATCGCTGCCAAACTCCCCGAAGTTGTCACGGTGATCTCCGAGGGCGACGACCGCACTGGCGCGAGGGCTGGTGCGGTGTGCCTGTGCGATGCAAAAACGGCGGCGCAGTTGCTGTTTTCTCGGACTCACCGGATCGCCACCGAACAGGAAATCGCAGATTATGAGAAGGCCCAATCCGAAGAGCGCGTGAGATTGGCGGACCTCGAATACAAGAAAAAGCAGAATTTCGCATTGCCGACCGAACTGACCAATCTCATCGATATGGCGGTTAAGGGAGCAGCGCGGGCAACCAAGAAATCAGGCAAGGGAAATTCCCAGGCTGAACTAGAAACCGAACAGGAACAGGGCTAAGGAGGCCCGCTAAACAATTATGGTAATGTCCAATATCACCACCGGCGAGCAGTCCGTTTCGGCCACTGGTGCGGTCACTGGAACCCTTGACACTTCCGCGCTCTCCGGCAAGTATGCGGTGAAAGTGCGGCTCGGGCTGACCGCCGGAGTAGCGCTGGTAGCACTCGAAGATACCGCCAGCGCCACGCCGTTCAACGACGCAATCCAGGTTGCGGTGTTCCATATCAAGGGCGCGAGTCCCAATGAGGGCACCTTGCACAATCGGCAGGATTACGAGATTCCCGCAACGCGGTTTGGCGCGGCCAATACCAAGCTGCGTCTCAATGTGCTGTCGATCTCGGGCGGCGGAACACTCAAAGCGTTCGGCTGGCTGGAGCAGTAATCAAGTCGTGGAGAAAAACGAGCCCGTCGCTTTCTGCAAAATCTGTACCGGCCCCATCTTCGTGGGCGAGCCGGTCGTTTCGCATGGCGATGGGCTCGCGCATAGGTTCAAGACTTGGTGCTCATACTTCCAGGATTTGATTGTCGAACGCGACAAGGCATTTCTGAAGGATCTGAAGATTTCCGGGGAGGGCTAACGACATGGCGGCTACTGTAAGCGGCTCGAAAACTGTTACGCAGGCACCGGCCCCGCATCTGACGGCATCGGCGCTGACGGCGATATTGGCGATCCCGGTGGAGAATCTGACGATAGCGCAATTCAAGCAACTGATGGACGCATTCGAGCGCGTTCCGAAGGGTTCCGCACCGGAATCCGTAATTGGGACGCTGTTGGTTTAGATGAGCCTCTTCACCGACTCCGATCACGTCACACAATCCGACATGGCGGTGGTAGACCCGGAGGTACCGGATATCGTCGCCGCCGAATCGTTCACGTCGGATGTAGTTGATTCGCTCCTCCAGCAATCCTGGGATGTGTGCGCGAATGCAATCGGCGAAGCAACGCGGCCATATTACGAGTCGTACCCTGATCCGGTAATTGCGTTCCACACCTACGGGCGGTTTAGCCCGCTGCAACTGTCGCGCATCGTTGTGACCTCGCAGTATGCGAACCGCCAGTCTCCCCTAAAGAACTGGATGGTTCGAATCGCTCTCGAGAATTTCTACATGGCGCTGGCTAACCGGCGCGAATCGGATCGCTACAACACGAAGCTCCAGAACGCGCAAGGCTACACAAAGAGCGCGTGGAAATCGGTGGTTGCCGCTGGGCTTCCGACTGTGGTGAGCCCGTTGGTTTGCCCTGGCGCGATACACGAGCTTGGCGCGGGCGTGTTCGGCGCATCCAACCTGTCTAGCGTTCCCGGTGGGACGGTCTCCGAGACGGATTACGAAGTGTCAATCTCGTGGGTTAATGGCACGATCTATCAGTCGCCGTCAATTCCAGTGAACGGCGAGAGCGGCCCATCGGCGTCGGTGGCGATCACGGTTCCGAACCTCAATCTGCTGCTGGTCAATATCAACGGCCTACACGCTCCCGGCTCGCTCACGATCCCGCGTCCGATCACGCAATACTACGTCAGCCAAGTTGCGACCCACTGGAATGTCTACGCCGGGGTTCCTGGCGGAATAAAGTACTTGCAGAACCCCGCGCCCATTCCGCTGTCGCAAACGTCCTACGCCTTGACTGCGGCCCCGGTGCTGTCGGGCTTCCAGTTGTGGTCCGGCCAGGTTGCGGATTCGATCCAGCGTATCCAGCGTGTAGCGGGGCGGGCGTAATGTACATCACCGCAACCCGCGCGTTTCTTCCGCCGTTTGTTCCGATTCTTGCGGCGTCCGTTGCCGTCCCACGAATCGGGTTGCTCGTTTACCAGTGGGCTATCCCGTCGGTGAGCACTGCCGGGGCGTACCTGTCGATGCCTTGCTCTGTTTCGCTCAATTAATGTGGCCGACCTTCAGGACATCCAGGCACAGCACGACCGTTACATAGATTCGCTGATTGCGAATTTCCAGCGTGAACTGGACGCGATTGTAGCGGGCGCGATGGCGCGGACCCAGGCGCGATTGCGGGATACGCTGAGCGTCACGGATGGCGTGATCGACCGGACGGCGGGTAATTCGCGGGCGCTCCGAACCCTCGACCGCCTCATCCTTAAGGAATTGGATCGCGGCGGATTTCAGCAGGCACTCGACGAGCTCGTGGCGCAGTTTCCAGGCCAGTTGCCGTTCTTTCAGCAAGTGCTCGACACGCTTTCGGCGTCGATGGATACCCCGCTGCCGCCGATTAACTTTGGCCCGCGCGACATTCAAGTTTTCGGCGCACAAGCGGCGGTTGCGCGCGACGGGATCGAGGCCGTGATGGAACAGATCGCGGCGCGGGTCAAGAATCGCGTGATGCTGTCTGTAGGCGGCTCGAAGTTCGCGGACCTGGTTAGCACGCTGGCCGAATCCGTGCAGCGCGGACTGCCCGAAGTAGTCGGACTGGCGGAAACGGCGACATCGACGTACTACCGCGTGATTGCGGATCGCGGGTATCAAGTGATCGAGGAAGAGTCGGCGGGAGTATTGCGGTATAAGCCGTATGGCCCGCTGGATTCGCTTACGAGGCCGTTTTGCAGGCACCTACTGACGAGCGGAAAGACGTATACGCGGGAGGAAATAGATCGGATGAATAACCATCAGATCCCAAACGTTTTTCTTAGTTTTGGCGGCTGGAGATGCAGACATAATTTCCTCTTATCCGTATGAGGCATATCGATATAGCCGGGAAAACGTTCGGAAGTTTAACCGCCATTCGATTTGTGGGCGAGAAAACATGGGAGTTTAAGTGTTCCTGTGGCGTAGTATTCAACGCGCGTGGCGATCGGGTTCGACATGGATCAATCACTCGATGCAGGATGTGTCGCCGCGTCAACCTGACCGGCAAGAGGTTTGGAAGGTTGACGGTTGAGGCAATCGCCCCGCAGCCGGTAGATAGAGTCGCAACCAAGGCGCGCTGGCTGTGTAAGTGTGATTGTGGAAACGAGATCGTCACGCGCACGGATTACCTTCGTGCCGGTCGCACCACGAGTTGCGGATGTTGGCTGAACGGGGCAAGGATTCCAGATAACGGATCGGCGTGGAATCAGGTATACAGCAAACTTCGTGGCATGGCGCGAAAGACCGCCACGCGAACCGTAGCGTGGGAATTGACCCGCGAGCAAGTACTTGCGCTGGTCGTTCAGCGCTGTCACTACTGCAACAGAGAGCCGTCTCAAGTTCGGCATAGCGATAGGCACCATCAGACCGTATTGTTCAACGGCCTCGACCGACTGGATTCAGACCTCGGGTACGTTCCCGGCAACGTCGTGCCGTGCTGCAAGTATTGCAACTATGCGAAGCACACCCAGGGATATCAGCAGTTCAAGGAATGGGTTGCACGAGTGTACGCGCACTTCGTTAAGCCCCGACCGCTGGTCGATCAAGCGGCGCACGACAATCTGAATCTGTTCGATCAGTCGAGACTGATCCAGTAAAACAATTTATGAAAACACTGAAAAGTTGTTCTTTCTTGCTTCTGTTTCTGCTGGCGATTAGCTTTAGCTCCAGCACCGCGATGGCGTGTGGAACGCCCGTTAGCGTAGATCGCACGACTGTTTGTTACGGTGGCGGTTGGTATATGGATTTCCCGGCTGGCGTGGGTTATTCCAACGATGACGGCGACTGCACGTCAAGTTTTTACGGTACGCCCTGCGGCCAATGTCAATACGGGCTTCACGCCGATTTATGGTCGGACTATGTTTGCGTGTATGACCAAGTCGGATATGCTTGCGATTCTCAGACTGCGGCTACGTGGTGGTATCTGTATACCTACCAGAACTACTCCGCGTTCTCGTTGTATCTGTATTTCAACTGTTACCCCACGGATTATCAAGGCAAGCTACTAATTCCTCCGTTCAAGATGGGCAAGCATGCTCCCATTGAGGCGGTGGATCGAAGTAGGGCGCTCCCGTACCGGGTTTAGTTTACTGGATCTTGTAGTATTCCACGATCCAGTGGCCGGATTTTTCTTGCATCATGACGATAATTCCGGGTTTATCGCTACGGAAGCACCTTAGCGTTCCGTCTTGAAAGTTTCCCGGTTCGTATTTAATCTCCCGCTCGGTAATGCCGTCTCCCAAGTGGCAGTCTTTCGGGTTTTTAACGTCGAACCGCCTATAGTCAACGATGCCAGATTCGCACGTCGCGGTGAATGTTGGTCCGCGACCATCCTTTGTGAGTAAGTGCGCCGCGATCACACCATCCTTGGCGGTTTCAATGAATACCCGTTCGGGGTTGCCGGGAAGTTGACCGAACGCCGCATAGGCCGCGAATAGCAAGATTCCGATGCCTTTATTCATAACGCCAAGTATATCAAATGGCCGTAACCATCAAGGGTGACGCGGCTGGCGTAATAACGCGCTGGAAGCAGGGCGTCAAGATCACTCAGGCCGACGCGACGTATGCCTTGGAACGGCAGCGCACGCGCATCTTGGAGCGCACGGCGCGGGGTGTGGATTACAGCGGGCGACCGTTCGCACCGTACTCGACCAATGGGCCGTATTACTACTACCCCAACGGGCGCGTCGGTACGTCGAAGTTCTCCGACCGGCAGAACCGGGCGGCGGCGTCCAGGCTCAAGCGAAAGCTGGTGGCGAAGTCGGGCACGAACGCGGCTGGCGGGATTCGGCTGACCCGGAGCGGCAAGGGGATCGTATTCGATTCCTACGCGGCATTCAAGGCGTGGCTGGGCCGTAGCGTGGTCGATTTGTTCGGCCCGCGCGCCCCGCACATGCTGCAGGCTATGCTGGTCAAGGTCGGAAGCGGGATTGTGACCGAGGGCCGCATCGGGATCTACGGGCAGGAAGCGGATCGGGCATCCGGCCACCAGTACGGGGCGCGCCGGCTCCCACAGCGCAAATTTCTTGGCGCGAGCGTCGAGGATAAGGAAATCGTCAAGGCCGATATTTTGAAGCGCATCGCCGCCAGGTTGACCAAGAAAACATGAAGCCACGAATCTATAAAGACGACGGCATGAACGACTGGTGCGTTGAAACGCAGCATCGCCGTGTGTTCTTTAGTTCGTGGAAATCTGCTATCCGCTGGGCGCTCTGGCGCTGCGACGTTAACGCCGGGGTGATTTAGTGGCGTCTGTATCGAAGCTCGTCCGCGATGCCGTTTATGCGCGGCTCACGGCGGCATGGGCCACGAATCTGGCGGGGATCGTCGCGGAGTATACCGGCGTCCCGGCCACCGACAAGACCAAGCTATCGGCTATCGCGTGGGACGGCTCGAAGAAACAAGTATTCCAAGGGCAACTGAACGTCGATTCACTGGAATCCACCAGCCCGATCACGTACCCACTGGTGATTCTGTTCACCTCGGATATCACGCACGACGGCGCGGAGAAGTTCGTTACGTTTTCCGGCTCCGTTGCGTTGACCGTCGAATTTCACTACACCTGGCGCAAAAGCGCGGCGTTGCCAAACTTCGACGAGTTCATGGACTTGATCGAGGAAACACTGATTGCGGTTTTCCACGACCGCAACTGGGTAGGCGCGCTCTCCGCCGGTCTGAGTTATAGCGGCCAGATGACGGCGCAACGCGGGCAGGTTCAAGAGAACGGCGAGAACTGGGTCCAGGCCGTGTCGTTCCGTCTGATATTCGGGGTGGACGTTTAAGGCCAAGCAAAACATAAGGAGAAACGAATGGGGCAAAAATACCGCTTCGTCGGCACGTCCATGGAAATAGGACCGCGTCGGCTCAGCAAGTTCGGCGAAGAAATTACACTGACACCCGAACAACGCAAGGATGCGGGGCCGAACGCCCCGCTGGTACATGACGCGCTGTTCAGTAAGGCCGCGTTCACTGAGCAAGAGCTTTCGATTTACGCCAATCCTGGACAGCGCATCGACGCGCCGGAGGCGTTCATGAGTAAGGTCCGTGTCGTATGGGCGCTGGTAGGCCAAGAGCCTTCGGGTAATCCGGCGCTGGCCCAGGTCGAAGCGAAGATGTCTCTCGCTGATCGTTCGGTTGTGGACGCTGCAATTCAAGGAGTGAAACAGTAACATGGCCGTTTCCCAGTCGATTCTTGAGAGAATTTACGTCCAGCCGGAAAGCACTTTCGGGCAGGCTCCGAACACGTCTGGTACGGCCACGGTCGCAGGTAGCAATTACATGCGGCATACCAAGTCCACACTGGAGCCGACACAAGCGCGTATCCCATCGACCGATAAGACCGGCTCTATTTCGGCCACGCAGGGCGCAATCGGCGCGCGCGGCGGTACGTGGTCCCTGGATTTCGAGGGGCGTCCCAGTGGTGCGGCTGGCACCCCTCCCAATTGTGACGCGGTTCTGCAAGCGGCTTTCGGGCAGGCTCCGACCGTCGTTCCGGCAACCAGCGTTACTTATGCACTGAACAGCGCCATCAAGAGCTTTACGATGTACCGCTTCCGCCAGCCGAGCACGATTCAGCAACGGGCCGGAATCGGCTGCGTCGTGAGCGACATGAGCTTTGCTTTCGCGCAGAACGCGAACTGCAAGTTGACGTTGAACGGCACAGCGTTGTGGGTCCCCGATTCGAAGAATTTCTCCAGCCTCGACACTATCGGTAAGGGCGGACTGACCACGTTTCCGGCTGAACCCGGATCGCCGGTGTTTGCTGGAAATCCAGTAAACGGGCTGGCCGGGTCCGCCGTGATCGATGGCGGGTCGACGTTGCAGATTCGTTCCGCTGCGATCAAGTTCACGTCGGCTATCGTGATTCCGCAGGATCGGCTGTTCGCTGGTCAATACGGGAGCTCGCCGGAACGCGACATCCTCAGTGTGACGCTCGACCTCAGTATCTTCGACGAGGATTCGGCGGCAGTCACGTCGCTGTACAACAAAGCCCTGGCCGGTACGACCATCAATATCGTGCTGACCGCTGGGAGCGTTGCTGGTTCCATGATCGAGTTCGATCTGAACAACTGCCTTTTGCCGCAACCGGCGCACGACGACTCCGCGCGTAAGTGGGCCGCGAACCTCACCGGTATTCGCGCCTATTCGACCACGTTGACATCGCTCGACGAGTTTACGCTGAAGTTCCTGTAATCCACCTTCATTTCGACCTGCCTCCCTCGGGGCCAACAGCTAACCGGCTTGCGGCCCCATTTTTTCCCGCCATGAAATATACCTCCACAATTACCCACCAGTCCAAAACCGACCCCGACGTTTCTTTCACCGTTCGTCACCTCACCGAAGGCAGGCGAATCAAGATCAGTCTCTCACTGGCCGACAAGTACGATAGAATCGACGCGATCCGTACCGGCGTTTCCGAAATCGCTGAGCGCATCAAGCCGCTGCTCGCGCAAGCCAAGGCCGAAGGTTCTGACGTTCTGAACAATAACCCCGACATGGCTGAGTTGACGCGCAAGCATCGCCAGATGCAGTCGGTCGAGAACGACGAAATCATTCCGGTGTTCGTTCGCGCCCTGCTGGTTTCCGTGGACGGATTGGAAATCGACGGCTCCCCCGCCACGGTCGACTCGATGATCGAGAACGGCCCCCCGGCGCTGTACGCGGAGATCGCCAAGGCCGTGCGTCACGAGATGGGCCTGGACGAGCAAGAAACGGGAAACTCCGAGCCGCCTTCCACTTCCAACGCACCGGTGGATGGCGCGACCCCAGTTACGAGTGCGGAGACTGCCAGCGCCGAGGCGATTCCCGTCTAAGGAACTGCCGCAAGTATCACCCCGATCTGTACGACCCAAACCAACAGCGGTATGGATGGACGCCGACACACGAATGGGGTGCGGTCGCGTCGTTCAGTATCAACGAATGCCCGGTGTCGCTGATTACGCCGGAGTCTAAGCGTCTGGTACAAATCCTGGCCCGGTCGGAACGCGCGCACGAGGCCAGCGGAGCATCCCTGTACGGCCCCAACCTATCGCGCTGGCCGGTTCGGATGCTCGACGCCCAGGTAGCAATCCAGCAGGAAACAAATCGCGAATCGAATGCAAGACAGGAAGCGGAAATAGAGGCAATGAAACGTGGCTGACCAGGTAGAACTGTTATTTCAGTTCAACACCGAAGGTGCGTCACAACTCGACGTAGTTGCCAAGATCGTAGAGCAACTTGGCCAGAAGTCCGCGCTTACCGGCGGGCAAATCAACATCGTCGAGCAAGCCCTGAATGCTCTCGTAAAGTCGGGTTCCAGTGCACAGCAAGCCCTGCAATCAGTGGCACTGTCCGGCGCGTCCGTCGGCAAGGAAGCGGCGAGCGCGGCCAAGGCTCTGCTAGAAGAGGCGGCGGCATCCTCGGCTGTAGCGGCTGCGTCGACCAGTGCGGCGGCGGGAATCCGCTCGGTCGGTACCGCTTCCGAGGCGTCGGTGCCCAAGCTGGCAGCGGCCAGCGCCGCGCTGCGCGGGCTCGATGGCTCAATGAACCTCCGCGCTGCCGAGCGGTTCCTAAGCACGTTTCAGGGTTTGGGACCGGTACTGCAAGCGGCATTCCCACTGTTTGGGGCGGTCGCGTTCGTCGAGATATTAGAGCAAGGCGTCGATAAGGTTGGGAAGCTCTACAACGCATGGGACCCGGTCCTTAAAGCCGAAAAAGATTCGCTGAAGATCCTCCAGGATTCCACAAGGGAACTGGAAAGCATGATCTCGAAGTCGGAACGGCTGACACTTGAAACCCGTAAGCGCCAGTTCGGTACGCAATTTGAGGATCGCGAAAAGGGCGACCTCGCAAGACTGGATGCGTCGGAAGCAAATGCGCTGGTCGAGCAGATCAAACAGCAGATTGCTGATGCCCGAGCACGCGTCCTGGCTGGCACGACTCCCGCTACTGGTCCCTCTACGTTTGTCGGCAAGGGAGGCGCGGAGTTTAGTAGACCCGGACAACCGGAGTCGTTGACCTACGACGCGCGCGCAGCGCGTGAGCAGATTGTCGGCCTTGATGCCAAACTCGAAGATGCCATTTACAAGGCTAAACTAGCGACTCAGGAAGCGGCGGCGGCTGATGCCGATATTGCCAAGGATCGCACTGACAAGTCCCGCGAATCCGCCCGCAAGGTCGACGCGATCAATAAGCAGATCGAGGCCATCAAGGAACGCGCCCTAGCGCTTGCGGACAAGGCTGAACTCGGCACCGGTCCACTGGCAACCATTGAAGAGGCGCGCCGCGCGGAGAATCGTCGGTATGCCAACGAAAAAGCGGATCTAGCGGTACAGATTCGCGATAACCGGCTGGGTGGTCCCGATACCGTTCGCACTCCGCAAAGCTCGTTTGACGCACTCGGTAGGGCGCAGGACGCGGCCCATACACAAGCACTGGCCGCGCTCGACACAGAGAAGATCACAGCGCAAGCCAAGGCCGCTGCCGACTATGCCGACGCCGTTAACAAGGTTCGCGGCGAGTGGGAAAAGCTCGACCAGGAAATAGCGAAGGACAAATTCAGCGCCGCCGAAGCGAAAATCCGCGCGATGGTCAAGGCGCACGAGGATCTAGTTAAAGCCGCCGAAAAGAGCAACAAAGTAGCTGACCTGGGCGACAAGGCAGACGAGGCTGGGTTGCAGTTGCAGTTCCGCAAGGTCACGACCCTGGCGAATCTGGCCGCGCCGATTGGTTCGACCTCCGGCGCATTAGATGCGGCGGCGTCGGCCTACCAGCAGCGGTTGGCGCTCATCAAGCAAATCGACGCCATCGAGCAACGCGGTATTGATCGCGAGGCGGCACTGTCGGCGCTCAAGGGCGACGAATACAACAAGGATCTGGCCGTAGCCCAGGAGCGGCTGAAGCTCACCCAGGAAGAAGGTGAGGCGGCGGTCGATTACGCCATAAAAGTGGCTGAGATCGAGCGCAAGCGCCTGGAGGACGCGCGGACAGCAGCCGGGAAGGTGTTCGATGCTCTGGTTGCAAGCGGCCACGCCAGCTTTGCTGATTTCGTCAAAGGAATCGCGCTCACGCAAGGCCGCGCCATTTTCCAGAACGTCACAGAAGGGCTGTTTAAGAGCACCAGCGCAACGCTGGGCGGGATCATCTCTAAGGACTCACCCTTGGCGGGGTTGTTCAAGGGGACACTGCTAGAGCCTCAGGAAAAGACCGCGCTGGACGTTCACACCCAGGCGATGCTGACGCATACCAAGGCGCTACTATTGGCGTCGGGCGTCGGTGGGGCTGGAGTCACCGGGGCGCTGGCGGGGAGTTTACCGCTCAATCTCGGCGGCGGTACGGCGGCGGGACTCATTGGGCTGTTCGGGTCCGATGTGAACGGCATCACCGGCCAGGGTTCGCTGACTTCGTCGGGTGGCGTTCTGGATAAAGTGGTCGGCAAAAGCGTCACATCGACCATCGGTCAGATACTCGGTGGGGCCGCGCTGATTCCTGCCGGCGGATTGTTCGCTGGGATCAGCGGCACTTACACGAAACCGGGCGGAGGGTATGCCGCGCAACTCAGCACGGCCCAGCGCGTCGGCAATATCGCGGGTTCCGCTGGTGCGGTTGCGACCGGAGCTTACGGCGTATACCAGGGAATTGAAGAAGGCGGAGCGCGCGGAGCGACTGGGGCAATCGGATCGGCGCTCGGTGTAGCCGCACTGATCCCCGGCCCGCAACAGCCGTTCGTGATGGCGGCGGCGCTGATCGCGGGGATGGTCAAGGGGTTACTCCCCGATCCGAAGTCCGCGTTCGATAACGCTCAAAACAAAATCCTCAACAACAACAAATTCATCACACCGGACCCACTGAGCGGCCAGTTTGATGTAGCGACCGGGGCCAATTCGACCGCCATTGCAACGCGGTGGGCACCGTCGCCGGTGGTTGCCGGTTCGGACGTTATCAACAACAACTCCAGGGGACAGACGCGGGTGATCGTGCAGAACAACACGACGGTTCACCTGAACGCGCTCGATTACGATTCCCTGGCAAGCAGGGCTGACGATCTGGCGAAGGTGATCGGTGATGCAACCCGCGCGGGCAACCCGGATATGCAAATCGGGATCAACCGCGTGGTGTTTGGACCGGGCGCGGCGTAATGGCCGGTTCCTTCCCAACGCTCAGCGGCGGTACGACCGTGATGTACCCGCTGCGGATGAAGGTATCGTGCCTGACACGCATCCAGCGAGGCGCGAATGCGGCGGAACAACGCTATGCGGTGGCTGCTCCCTTCGCCACGTTCGACGCGACGTATACCAACCTATCGGCGGCGGATCAAGCGACCGTCCAGGGGTTCCACGATTCACAGAAGGGCGCGTTCGACTCGACGTGGTCTCTGACGTTCGACGGCAAGACGTTCACGGGGATGCGGTTCCTTCAGGACGAACTGAAGTGGACGGAAACCATCCCTAACCGCTGGACCACGGGGCTTCAATTCGCGGGATTCTATCCGGCGATTGTTTCTCCACCGGACAGTTTCCCCGCCCTGCCAAGTGGCGCGGTGACGCAGCTTCCGTGGTCGAAGCGGCGGACGTATGAAACCAACTTCACCGACATGGAGGTTGGCATACGGCACGCGACCGCAGTGCGCGGCGGCGGGCTGACGAACTTCCCGACCGGGCCGGAGTTGCGCTGGGACATCCAGCTTCACGCGATCCGGCCAGCGGACGCGGAGAATCACATTAAGTTTTTCATCTCTCAGCATGGCCGGTTTGGGTCGTTCAGCTTCACGGACCCCGACACGCTGGTAACCTCCACTGGTTGCCGGTACGACTCGGACGATCTGACCGTCGGCTACGACGGATACAACCGCTGCTCGATTTCCTTAACCATCGTCAAAACGTGATGAAACTCCTGGCCCTACTCGCGCTCATGGCGGGCGCGGCGAACCCACAGCAACCTGTGGACCCATTCGCCTTGCCGAACGCAATGGCGGCGGCGTACAGCGAGTGGGGCGCACTCTACGCGCGGCGCTGGTCAACCGTGGGACCGCACGCGATCAGCGCCCAGGAAATGCGAGCCTTCGACCGCTATCTCGACAGCGTGAACGCCCTGAAAAAGTTTGTAAAGCCTCAATACCAATAGATGCCAGTCGGATCGATATACACAGCGAAGGACGCCGCTTCGACCGTGATGCCGTTGCTTTTGGCAACGATCACGTTCAGCGATGGAACCGTGCTGCGTCTCTCCACTCACGATCTGACCGGTGGGGCAACCTACGGCGGCAATTCCTACCTGCCATACATCGTCAACAAGGAAATCGCGGCGACACAGGCGCTCGGGGAGCAAGGTATCGACTTCCCCGCCTCGGTCAACCTCCGGCTGGCCGATTCCAATTACACACTCTGGTCGAACTACGAAGTAAACCACGGCTTCAAGGGTTCAAGGCTTGAGCTCGTCGCCGTCATGTACGACGTGGTAGCGAACGCCTATTCTAGCGACTCGCGTACCATCTTTCGCGGAACCTGCAAGGAACCTGGCGGGAAGCTGCCACAGCACGACGGCAAAATATTGACGGTCGGATTCGCCTCCAGGTTCAACATGACGGACCTTCCGTTGCCCGCGCTGAAGGTCCAAACCAGCTGCCCATGGATATTCCCGGAGACATTGACGGAACGGCAGGACGGGGCCGACAATTCCAACTCGCTGTTTTATCAGTGCGGGTATTCGCCAGACGCCACGGGAGCGAACGCGCGCGGGAACCTCGTCGGCGGGGTTGTGGCTACTACCTGCCCGCTTACGGCTGACGCTTGCAAGGCGCGCGGGATGTTCGAGAAGGACTCGGCCAGCCGCGTGACCGGTCGATTTGGTGGAATCCAATGGAACCCACCAGGGCAGACACAGCACGTCCGCAACTACATCAGCGGCAAATTCTCCGACGTTGTGGCGTCCTCGAATCAGGCCAGATACGGCGATTACATCCCCATGCTCTACGGGCGCGCATGGACGGAGCCGCTCGTTATCAACACTCTGCCTGACGGTAATTTCCTGACGATCACGGCGGTCGTCTGTTTCGGCCAAGTCGATGCGATTTTCGACGTGGTTGTGAACGATTACCACATCCCGCACACGTACAACGATACCGAATCCCCGATCAGCACTGGCCCCGGCGTGTCGAACAGCACCGACGCTGCCAAGAGCGGCTGGTGGATCTGCCTGAACAAAGGCGACCGCGACGGAGCACCCGGTACAGCCGGGTCCGGCGAAGATCCTTACGGGTCGTATTGCACGCTGAGAATTACCGTACCGCTGAAGGTTGCGGCGGCGGGGTCCATCCCGACCGTGCGCGTGTACGCCGAGAAAGGTTCGAGCTACCCGGCGGATCAGATTAAAGACATCCTCCAGAACTGGGCGGGATGGGACGCGGCGGAACTGAATGGCTCGTCCTTCACCGCTGCGACCTCGGTAGACGCGGCGGTCATTCCTTACGAGTACCAGCCGGGAGCGGCCTCGACGCGCCACCGGTTCACGTCCTCGCTTTACCTGAAGCAGTCGCAAACAGTGGCCGACGTATTGCGCGGCCTGCGGATCTGCCGACGCGGAATCCTCGGGCCGGATGGTACGGGCCTGCTGCGGCTTGGGACCAAGCAAACCCTGGCCGATCAGCAACCGGCCCCGATCATTGGCTCGAATTACTTGACGGCCATCGCGTCCAAGCACGCCGACGGAACAGCGGCCAGTGGGTACGTCGCGTATCGGTTTGACGAGTCGAACATTATCGGGTTCCCGAAGGTCACACTCCTGACCAATGGAAACACCTATTCCGTACAGTTTCAGAACGCCGATAACAGCCATTCTGTTGACTCACTCCAGGTCATAGACTCCGACGATATTCGGAGATCGGGTCAGAACATCCCCGGCACATTCGCTGTACAGGGCGCGGATAATTTCGATCTGCTGCATCACCTGGTTGCGGCGGACATGGCGGAACACTTTCGCGGCAACTGGCGCGATGATACCGGCGGGTCTATCGAAGTGGATGTTATCGCCTCGATTCGCGCGGTCCATCTCAGTGTCGGCGATATCGTCCTGTTGAATTGGGCATTGCTGGGCATCAATAACCAGTTATTCCGCGTGACCAGCATCGCCCCGACCACGGACTTTGAAACGGCCACGGTAGGGCTGACGTGGCACAACGACGACTGGTACGTGGATACCTTCGGGCAAGAGGGACAGGCCGCATTCACGAAGCGCTTTCGGGATAAGCTACTGCGTCCGTCGTTCCCGTGGCTACCCTATGGAGAGCAGCCGGTCGTTGGAGATTCGATATTCAACCGCACCGATTGGAGCTTTGGAATTTCTCTGAGCTACACGCTGGCGGCGGACGGAAGCGCGATCCCGCAAATCACGATCAGCGGGCGCAAGATCGTCAACACGACCAGCGAATCTTTGGCCCCACCGATAGTACCAGTCCAGGGGACGACGGCCAACGCCGGCGGCACCATCGCGGGCGGCGGTTCGGTGTATGTCAAACTCGTGGCCGTCAACGCGGCGGGGGAATTATCGTCCCTGTCGAACCTCACGACCATCGGCGTTCCTGCTGGCACGAACACCAACACGGTAACCATTCCCGACTTGCTGTGGGACGCCGATACAGCAACCTATCTGGTTTTCGCGGGCGTCAATCCGAACGCGCTTTCTTACCAAATTGGCGGCTCCGGTATGCCGTCCTCGATCACGCTGACGGATCTGTCGGTGGCACTGTGGGGGCCACCGGACGGCGAGTTCGATAAGTACCGCATCCGCATCAAACTCATGGCACATGCCGGGGTGTGGGGCTGGCCGATTTCGGCGCTCACATCCACGTCGGTAGAGGTTGCCTCGCGTCCTTCGCCTGGGTTCACCACCAACCAGTATGCGGGTTATGACCTGACGTGGTTCGGGCAAGCCGACAGCACCGGAAACCTGCCGATAGCTAATTTCAGAATCGCATCGAACGATGACAAGACGATAACTTTCGCCGGTGGCGCTCCCGATCCAGTGGCGCTCGGGATGCAACCCGGAGACGTAGTTGTGATCCGATCCATACCGACGTTCGGAACGGACGCATTCGGCGATTACATCGAAGATGCGAATTGGATAAGCTGCTTTTCGCCTGCCGGTATTCCAGTGGACGATGAGATCGGACTGATAGTCCGCTTCATCGCGGGAACCGGACGCGGTCAATCCGTGGTTATCACGAAAAACACCGGCACGCGGATCTATGCCGAGTTTGGCTTCGTGCCGGATTCGACCTCGCGCTACATTATCGAAGCTCCCACCGGTCAAACCATCGACACGGAATCGATCAACAATTCGGATCCGAATGGAGACTTCTCGTTCGAGGTCCCGGCGCTCAATTACTCGAAGATGGCGACCATCATTCAGGTTTTCACGCTGGATGGAGGCGGGAATGAATCCGTCGAGGCGCAGTCGCCGGTTCGCGACTTCTATCTATTCGGACTGGGCTTGAAGTCCAAAGTCGTAACAGCGGACTATACGGTTCAGCCGGAAGATCAGGTTATCCAAGCCGATTCGAGCGCTGGGCCGTTCGTCATCACCCTTCTGCCGGTGGCGCGCTATACGCACCCCATATACATCAAGAAAATCAGCACGGACAGTAATACTGTCACTGTGGCGCCCGCCGTAGACATCGACGGCGCGGCGAGCGTGGTTCTGGTTTTAGAGAACGACGCAACCGGGATTGCTCCAGGAGTATAGATGCCAGCGCGCGAGTGGATTCAACTTTACGGCAGCGGCACCCCGGTAACGGTTCCCGGCGGCGGAGGTGGCGGCGGGGTCACCCCCGGCAACCCGACGATCCTGGCTGTTTCAGTGATCGATGTAACGCGAGCCTCGGACGGCAGGCCACAGAAGCGGGTCACGGTTCAGTACACCCCGCCGGGACCGCTCGGATCGTTTACCGGCGTAAACGTATACCTGGACCATCCCGATTCCAGTGGAACGCTGGCGATTGCAGACGGCACCCAAGCGGCTGATGGAACCGTTGCGGCCAGTGGAAACTTCACCCCGCAGTCTATCGGCAACTTTCCATTCGATCCTGCCAACCCCAGTGTCGTGTTCGAGGCCGATGCACCAGCGGGGTACGAATACTGGCGCGTTTATCTCACCCCGACATCCAATAGCATCCAGGTTCCGGTGGTTCAGTTCGGCATGGCGGGTGCCTCGCCGAGCTACCAGTTTCTAGTTGCCCCGCCCGCCACGATCAGCACCGGGCGCGAGTTTGCCCCGCTTGTTTCCGGCGCGGCGCTTTCATCTATCCCGACAGGCTGGGGAGCCAATCCGCACATCGCATCAGCGGATTCCGGCGATCAGTATTTCGAGTTTCGCGTCACATGGACCTGGCCGACGTTCGATCAGAACTTTCAGACGTTGGGCGGAGTAAACATCGTCCTCGATGACGGCGTTTCGCGTAAGGTCATCGGTCAAGTGTGGGTGCCGGATACTGTGCAGCCGGGGGTTGTGTCGGTCGAGGCTGATGCGCTGTTCGCTTCCACCCACATAACCGTTCAGCCGGGGACCAAAGCGTACAGCGTTTGGATCGTCTCATTTAACAAGCAGGGGCAGGTAAATAGAATCGACACAGTAACGCCGGTCGTGGCGTTCAACATCACGAGAAACACCGGCACGGCGGGGCAGGAATACACGTCGCTGGTGAGCTCCGACGGCGTCCACGCGCTTGTCACCGTGGCTCCGGTTGCGGGCGCGGACGGAACGTCGCTGTTGAGAATTACCGGGTATTTCGCGGCCCCCTCCGATCCGTCTTTCGGAGGCGCTGAGATTGTCGCGCTCAAGCCGGACGGGAACTACTACAGCATCATATCCGGCAGGCTGACGCCGCTTCAGAACGACATCAGCCAGCCCCCGAGTGTCGAGTCGTGGACGTTCTACCTGCGATCCATCGACATCAACGGCAGGCGCAATACCATCGTGGGCGGTACCACCCCGTCTATCGTACTCAGCGTGGGGAACGCGGGCGGGGTGCTCAATCTTGCCCGCGCTGCCGGTTCGTCATTCTCCAGCGAGTTCCAGATTTCCGGTGGCGTGTTCAAGGTTCTGAACCTGTCGGCGGCGACGGTGACCACGGGGATTCTGCAAGTCGGCGGCGGCGGTGGCAAGGTTTCACAGTTCAAGATATTCGACACGCTTGGGTCGATCATCGGATTCATCGGCGACGATACTGGCGGGACCGGGTATGTCGGTGCGTGGTTCAAGCAGGCCCGCATCGGTGGAACATCTCCCAGCACGGCACCACTTCAGGCGGACACGAGCGGGAACGTTTCGATTGTAAACGCCACGATCACCAGCACGTCGGGCACATCCACGGCGACGATTAACGCCGCTGCTGTTGACGTTCAGGATTCCTCACTACACCTTGAAGCCAAGATTCTCACAGGGGCGTTCCTTGCACAGAGTATCTCTGGTTTTTACAACGGGCAAATGGCCCTCAATTTATGGTCGTTGCTTTTCACCGATTCGGGGTCTGCTGCGGTGGAGATAGGCACAACCAGCGGCAGTACTCCGTATTTCGTTAAAATGCGCGGGATTAAAGTCCTGGGTGAGCGGCAAACAGGTCCCGGAACCCCCAGTTTCGCGTCTTTATCCGATGCCCAAACGTGGTGCTCGAATCTAAATACTGCTCTCCGAAATCACGGGATGATTACCTAGGGGATGACGGGTGAAGCAACGATGAGATCTGTAGAAGCCACGCCGACGGCGCTGATGACGATATCCGACATATCCCCGGAAGGGAAGATGGCAATAAAGTCTCCCGCTTCGTCGCGCGCCATCGTGAAATGCGGCTGTGCCTGACGCGACCCAAACATTACGCTTTTGTATGTAACCAGGATGAAAACGCCAGCGACCTCAGCCGTGGATGGGTGGGCGGTGACTTTAATTCGCGGCGAAAAACACCCGGATGAAAACTGATCCAAAAAGCTAACTCCATTGCAGTTTGGGGCAATCTGCTCGTATTTCACGGTTGCCTGAGCGAACGCGGCGCTCGCGGTTAAAAGGATCGCGAATAAGGTTTTCATTTGGTTTTCTCTTTCTTGTCCCACCGCGCTTTTGCGGCGGCGCGGGCTATTTCGCTGCGTCTCTTCGGCGTCAGCTTCTTGGATCGGGCGACGGCCATTGCAACAGCAGCCGCGTTCTTTTTCTTCACGCGCTAACGATACCACGAACGGGATGCTAGCGCAAGCATCATTCTGGACCCTATGAAAATACCCATCTCGAAGTACCAGTACAATCTGCTGACGAAACGCAACGCAGCGGCGGAAGCGGCGGCGACGGCGGCACGGACGGCTGATCTTGTGGCGCATCAGGCGGCTGACAACGCCAACCAGCAACGCGAGGCGCTTACCGACGTGGTTTCGTGCATCTCAGCGGAAGCTGGTCAGCCCCCAGCGGATTATGCCGGGGTCAAGTTCGGAGTGAATGACGATGGGTCGCACTTCCTGGAACTGATGGAACAGCCCAAGGCTTAAACATGCCATTATTCGGCACATACAAAACCACGAACCCGAGCTACTTCCCGCTGGTGTCATCCAAGCCAGCGTGGAAGCTGGATTTCAGCGGCAACGTGTGGGATGCAATTATGGACATCCTCACGGCGAACCTCGGCAGCAGCATGGCGTGGACGGCCCCGACGCTGCTGAACGGATGGACCAACTTCGGATCGGGGAACGCTACCGCAGCGTACATGATCGACGCGATGGGGTTTGTTCATGTGCGCGGGGTCATAACCGGCGGAACGCCCACAGACGGAACGACACTCTTTACTCTCCCGGCTGGGTTCCGACCGCCAGCCAATGTGTCATGCAACGCGATTAACGCAGGCAATCATTCTTCTATAAGAATCGACATCGGGTCCACCGGCGACGTGAAGCTCTACGGCATGGGCGGTGCGGGAATACCGGACATGAATTTCAGCTTCTCCGTGGCTACCACGTTGGCCCCGATGAACGGTGGGTTGACGCCGCAGTTGGGGACCACCACAACACTGACCCCAGGAGCGAGCCCCTACACCTACACCGACAGCGGAACCGGAATCGAGCGCCTGTATATCTCTGGCGGCTCCGTGACGAATATAACCCAAAACGGCGGGACACTGACGAGCGCATTTCCGCTCATGGTCGTGCTGTTCCCTGGCGAATCGATCACGGTCACGTACGACGAAGTCCCAACGATGGTGGTTGTGAGATGAGATGGCTGGCGGCGCTGCTTATGCTTTCGGCGGTCGCTCTGGCGCAACCGGAAGCGTCAATACGAACCGTAATAGCGGACCCAGGCGGGAATTGTGTCGCCCACGCCTCGCAGCAATTCAACGAACGCAACGGAAAACAGTGGGCCTGTGTTGATGCAAATGGCGACGGGTACGGGACGTGGACATGGATCAACCAGGGCATCGGTGGAACCGGCAGCATCGCCACGACTGGCCTTGTCCTAAAAGGCGACGGCCTGGGCGCGGGCATACCGGCGACCCCCGGCACGGATTACGTTATTCCGAGCGGCACCACTGCCAAGGCCACAGTGCTTGCAGCGGACCCCGCCAACTGCGTTACCGGATTGCCGCGCGGCATCGACGCCAGCGGAGTGGCGCAGAATTGCGCGCCGGTGAACGTGGCGACGGAGATTACCGGAATAGTTCCGCCAGCAAACGGCGGCATGTTTGTTCCAACGGGAACGACTACGACGATAACCCCCGGCCCAAGTCCCTACACCTACACGGCGGGCGGCGGGATTGAGCGCCTGCATATTTCTGGAGGATCGGTGACCGACATAAAGCAGAACGGGGTCACGCTGACGACGACCTTACCATTCATGGAACTTCTGTTCCCCGGAGAATCCGTAACTGTGACCTACGATGAAACCCCCAACATGGCGGTGGTGAAATAATGAAAAACCTTCTACTGACACTCGTTCTGGCGTTCGGCGCGTCCGCGCAAATCTTCCCCAATCGCGGGGAACCCATCAACGCGCAAACCGGCACCACGTATACATTCGTGCGGGCCGACAATCAAAAGCTCGTCACGTTTACTAATGTTTCCGCAATAGCTGCGACGCTTCCTCAGGCCGGGGTGAACTTCTTCTCTGGCTGGTACGTGGACGTGCAGAATCGCGGCGCCGGTACGGTCACGATCACCCCGACCACGTCAACAGTCGACGGCGGGACGACGCTCGTATTGACATCCGGCCAGGGCGCGCGCATCGCCAGCAACGGCACGAACTACTTCACTCAGCGCGGCATGGGATCTGGTGGAGGCGGCGGGGCCACGATCCCGAGTGTGACCAATATCATCAAAGGAAATGGCTCCGGCAACGGCGCAGATACCAAGGTATCTATCACGTCTCCGGCAACGGCTGGAACCCTCGCGTTCCCGACGGATAATGCGACGATCACCTTTCAGGGAACGGACACATATGTCGGGCGGGCCACGACTGATACCCTCACCAACAAAACCCTAAACTCGCCCACGCTCGTTACGCCAGCACTGGGAACCCCGGCAAGCGGGGTACTCACGAACGCGACGGGGCTTCCCCCGTCGGGCGTGACCTCGGCCCAAGGAAACGGAACGAAGTTCCAACTCAGCACCGGCACGACCACGACAAACGACTGCGTTAAGTTCGACGTAAACGGAAACACGGTCGACGCGGGCGCGGCCTGCGGTTCTGGCGGAGGCTCGAACTTCACCGGCTCGACGGCAGTAACATCCGCCTTCAGCGCCACGCCCACATTCTCGCTGGCCGATGTGAGCGTGAAAAGCCCGACGCGGTTTGAACCTGGCGCACTCACGGCGAATGTAACCTCTGTCACATTCACCAATAAGAGCGCCGGTGCGAAGTTCTCTATCGTATGGCTCCAGGATGCGACCGGCGGGCGCACCATCGCTTACGGTGCGTCGGCCTCAAATGCATGCGCGATTTCTGCGACGGCCAGCAAGACCACTGTGCAACAGTTCGAGGTGGCTGCTGACGGAACCACGGTCGTAGGAACAGGCTGTTCCAGCAATGATGCCGCCGATACCCCCGTGACCGGCCCAGCTTCCTCGACGACGAACGATTGTCCAAAGTTCGCGGACACGACCGGTAAGGTGCTGTCCGATGCGGGCGTGTGCCTACTGAGCGGCGGAGCACTTGGTACCCCGTCCAGTGGTAACGCTTCCAACCTGACGAATCTGCCGATCACGCTGACCACGACCGGCACGAGTGGGGCGTCTACCTACACGCAATCCACCAACACGCTGAACATCCCGCAGTATAGCGGTGGAGGCGGATCGAGCGCCGGTACCGTCGTGCCCAAAACGGCGAACTATACGCTGCTTTCGACCGACAGCGGGAACATCCTCACATTCAATGGGGCATCGCTCACCGCAACCTTACCGGCTACGCTTCCGACGATGCCTTGGATTGTGGGTATCAAGAATATGAACGCCTCGGACCTGACCGTGGCGCGGAACACGAACACGATCAACGGCGGCACGTCGAACATCACTCTGCATCAGTATCAGGAAACGTCCTGCGAATCGGACACCGTGACGGCGACCGAGTACAAATGCACCACCCCGAGCAGTGGTAGTTCGACGATCACATTGACCCAGGCGGCGAACGGGCAGACTTACTCCATCCCGTCCTCGGTGGCGCTGCCTGGGAGTCCAACCACCACGACGCAGACGGCTGGCGATAACAGCACTAAGGTCGCGACCACGGCCTACGTGGACCGGGTTGGCATCGCTTCACTGACGACCACCGGCACGAGCGGCCCAGCTACACTCTTCAGCGGGACGCTGAACATCCCGCAATATTCTGGCGGTGCCGGAACAGTGGTAAACAAGACCGCGAATTACACTCTGGTATCCGGTGACTCGGGCAACGTGATCCAATTCAACGGCGCGTCCCTGACTGCTACTCTCCCAGCCGCACCGCCGACAATGCCGTGGATGGCCAGCATCTGCAATATCAACGCTTCCGCCCTGACAATCGCCCGCAACACTAACACGATTAACGGAGTAGCGGCTAACACGGTGCTTAATCAGTACCAGTGCTCCACGGTTGTATCGGACACCGTCACTGGCGCGAATTACGTGGCATCACTGCCTGGATTCTCCAACCCAATGACCACGGCTGGAGACATCATCTATGGCGGTACTGCGGGGGCACCCACGCGGCTTGCGATTGGAGGAGCGACCACGCTCCTGCATGGAGGCGCAACGGCTCCGGCTTATTCTTCGCTTGCTCTCGGCGACACACCATTGACGACACGCGGTGATATCTTATTCGCTGGGACCGGCCCCGCTCTTTCTCGACTACCAATCGGAGCCGCTAACACGGTACTCCATGGAAGCGCCACGGACCCGGCCTACAGTGCCCTGGTCGGTGCGGATTTCGGATCTTCGATCGCAGCCAGAACCGCGCTTGGAAACAACACGGCATCGGCAGCGGCCCCAGGGTTTGGAACTACTGTTGACGTTCTGGCCTATCAGACCGCCGAGATCCCTGCTTACGTGTTCGTCACTTCAAACTTCACTACCAGCGGTTCTGGTACGGCACTGGAAGCCATCACCGGGCTTACTTGGACGATGCCAGCAAGCACGGCGCTGAACATCCCCTTCCATTGCGCTCTTGTTTATCACCAAAACTCGGCGGTTGTGGCGGTAGCATTCGGCTTTCAGAACGCGACTACCGGGGCAACCAACCTGATCGCTTCCGGGGAAATCCATACGTCGACCACGGCACTGACTGCGGGGAACGTCGCCAATACCACAGCTACGACGGCGACGGCGGTAGTAAGCGCGACTCCATCGGTCATAACGACAAACTGGAACGCAACGCTGGACGGGATGATAGAACAGCCGTCAGGCACGGCCAGTGTATTTACGATTCGCGTGAGCACGGCCACGGCTGCGGATACCGTCACGGTGCTTCGTGGATCGTATTGCAGAATCGGATAATCACATGCGAAATAAACTTTGTTTGCTCGTCCTGACGCTTGCCGCCATCGTCCCGATCAGGGCGCAGATATCGACACTGATGCTTGCCGGGAAAGCCGGTAGCAGCAGCGGAACCGGTTGCACCCATGGGGCGACGTACTCGAACTGCATCACGTTCACCATCGACCATACGAAGGTTCCGAACACCGATCAGACGAATTTCCCGGTCCTTATCAGCCAAACCGTAACAGAATGGAAAACGGCTGCGAACGGCGGGCACGTTCAGAACACCGTCACGCAGTCTGGTGGAACAGCGCTAACAATTCCCGCTGATCTGATTTTCACGAGCGATAGTAGTTGTGCAACACCCGTCGCTGGCTGGCAGTTCAACGCCTACACCGCGACCACTGGGGCGTCGGCTGTTTGGGTGAATGTGGCGAGCGTCTCACACACCACGGATACGTCGTTCTATGCTTGCTACAACGCAGCGAGCGTGACCACACAGCAGAACACCGTATCCGCAACTTGGGACACCAATTACAAGGGCGTATATCACTTGGAAGATAACGCGGCCAATACGACGGTCGCGGATTCAACCAGCAACGCTACGACCCTGACCAACAATGTCAATACGAGCACCGTTACCGGTGCGGCTGAGATCGTGAATGGTCTAACTTACGATGGAGCAGCCGGTAAATCCTACACCGCTAGCGCGAACGTCCAGCAATCCGTTTTCACCATCGACGGGTGGGTGAATCTAACAAGCACTCCGGGTAGCCCGCGCGGTATTTGGGGATCAGACACATCAGGAGCGATCGAGTTCCGCGTGAACGATTCGCCCCACAATTTAACGCTGCTCAAGCAAGGCGTGGCGGCGATTGGAACATCGAGCGGAACAATTTCACTGGCTACCTGGACGCATGTGGCCGCGACCTACGACGGTTCAGGCAATTACGCCTTTTACATTAACGGGGCACCGTCTGGGACCGGTACAAACTTGCAGACGTTCAGCTTTACGGGCAGCAATAACGGCGTGGGAGGAAGCACGGGAGGCCCAGAGCTATGGTTTGGAACGGTTGATGAGATAAGGTTTTCCGGTACCGCGCGCTCCGCGGATTGGATCGCCACCGAATACAACAATCAGAACAGCCCCGGGACCTTCTTATCGCGCAGCACGGAACACTAGCCCCCTGGAGTAAAAACAGCCCCAAATGCAAATATCGCGAATAGTGCCACAAAAAACAAAACAAATACTGCGGCCTCAAGGCGTTTCGTTTTCATCGTTCAGTCTCCCGTGGCTGCTATTATATCTCGCTTTATCGGCGCAAGCGGCCAATATCTACGTCGCCAGTTCCACGAGTTCTCCATCTGGTAGCGATTCAAACGCGGGAACCATCGGCGCGCCGTGGCTCACTCTCGGCCACGCGGTTGCCAATGTCGCGACCGGAGACGTAATCAATATCGTGGCGGATGGGAACAAGGTTACCTGCGATGCCACGCTCCCCGCGAACGTCACCAACATCACGGTTCAATCAACGAAGCTCGCAATGCTTCAGCCGGTAGGATTTCGCGTCAATCCTGCGGTCGATTCGGCCAACTTCGGCAAGTGCCAATTCGCAGCTGGCGGCATCGTCGCCCAAGGCGAAACGCACGGCCTTAACTCGACCCCCGTGTATCAAGGAATGTCGCTCAGCGGCAGCACATTTACCCTGGGGGGGAACTGGGCCCCGAACGGTTATACGGTTGCCAACGGAACGCAAATCGAGTTTGAATTAGACGCGGAACTCTCCACGCCGATCATGCCCACCGGGACAGCCGTACCTTCTCCGTTGGTTCAGGGGCAGCATTACTACGTGGTCAACTGCAGCGTCAGTCCCGCCTGCGGGCAAAGCGGGTCCACCTTGCAGGTATCCGCAACGTCGGGCGGATCGCCGATCACCATTACGGCCTGCGATGCCAATTGCACCACCTACACCGTCATTGGTCTGCCTCTGCAAGCTGACGCCACGGCGGACACGATCACTTCGCCGGATGCGCTGGGCGCGGTCTATGCCAACGGAACCCCGATTACATTTGGCTCCGGCGGGATGCTGCTCGCCAACAATCTGCCAGCGCCCCTGGCGCAAGACACAATTTATTACGTCTGCAATCTGAGCGGGCGATCTTTCAAGGTCGGTACCGTTTCCAATTGCTCGACGACGGTAAACCTCACGGACGTTGGCACCGGGATGCAGAGCGTGTCCAATCAGAACGTGCCCCACGGATGGAAGTTCAGCGGAATCGAGTTCGCGCCAACCAGCGGCAATTTCATGTTCAACGAGATCGTCCTGGGAGGTGGCCGGGAGACCAGCCCCTTATCCATGCCCGACCATTTTGAGTTTGACCGGATATGGATGCACGATTTTTCGGAGACTCAAAACGGGCCGCTCCGTGGGATTGCGGAAAACTCCACGAATTTCAACATCCACGACAGTTACATTGCGGGGATAAAGGTGGTCGGCAACGGAGACACGCAGGCTATCGGGGGATGGTCAAGCTACGGGCCCACCACGATCACAAACAACTTCCTGGAATCAGCCGGCGAGAATTTGCTGTACGGGGGAGTGATCCCAACCTATTACCCCCTGACGAACCAGAACAAGACGATGACAGGGAACTACTTCTACAAGCCGTTTATCTGGAAGCAGGCAAGTGGAACAGTCACCCCAAGTGGGGCGTGTCTGTTCGACGCTACAACCAGCCCAGACCCTGACCACCGAGGCGGGGAATGGTACTTGGATACGATGACGAGCCAGCAGTATGTTTGCGTCAACGGCACATGGACCACAACGGGTTCGTCTCCTCCCGGTTATGGCGTGAAGAACATTTTTGAATCCAAGAATGGCCGGAACTGGACCGTCACTGGAAATGTATTCGAGGGAGCCTGGACGGACGCCCAGCAGGGGGAAGCCCTTGGTTTCGGGCAGCACCTCGATAGCGGGCCGGGATTCGCCAACGATCACATCACCGTAACCAACAACAAAATCACGAAGGTCTACCGTTTCCTGGAGGGTGGTTCACTATGCTCCGGTACGAGCACCGGGACCGTGCAGTGCGTGAACGGGATCACGAATCATCACACGATCACCAACAATCTGGCGGTCCTGGGAGGCCCAGCCTACTGCGGAGTTTCGTTCAACAGCGCCACATGCGGATACAATATGTGGGCTGTTCTTTGGTCGGGACACGCGACATTACAGGATACCTGGGACCACAACACGATTGTCCAGCCGGATGGAATCAGCGCTTCGCCTTACACCCCCAACGCCTATTTGTACGACCTGACCTTGGTTCCAAGCCCGCTGAACGACCAAAGTATTTACACGAACAGCATTAACTCTTACGACTTCCCATTTGCGATAACTGGTTTTTCAACCGGCTGGACCAACAGCACGTGGAACCGGATGGCGATGATTGGCGCGACCGGGACGTACACCGGCAGCGCTGGCACCGGCAACACGATGACGAATACATCGCTCCCCGCAAACACGGCGGCGGTGGGGTTCGTCAACACATCCACCGGAGACTACCACCTGGCATCGACGAGCCCCTACAGCGCCGCGAATGGCTCCGCTACGCTGCTCTCGAGCGACGGCACGGACCTGGGCGCGGATATCGACCTCATCAACTGGAAAACCTCGGGCGCGATCCTCGGCACGCCGACATGGGATGTTCAGGAAGGGCTGACCATCACGCCATCCTTGACCGGAGCGACGATCACTTATACCCGGCCCGGTACGACTGCCTGCTCGCTGACGATCTACAACGCACCGGCGCGGATCTCAGCCAACGAGAATGCGGACACCAACACCAGCGGGAACAAGTTAGACACCCGCACCGGCAATACCGTCATAGGGGCGAATGTCACGTTCAACGTGGGCACCGTTTCAGCACTGACGCCGGGAACGCAGTACTGGTATTCGTTGTCGTGTGTATCCACCGGATCAGGAACCTGGCTGATCGCTGGGGACAGTTTCACGACGGCCAGCGGAACGAACACGCCCAGGCATTTCGGTGCGACTCGTCGATCTGGAGCATCCCGCAATTAGATCGCGCCCTTTGGTAGCGGAAACGAAGAACGTCTCCCCGGCTGGCCCCGTGGATCTACGGAAGGTGATATTCGCGAAGCCCGCGCGATTGAGCGCGATACGCATTCCGCGCTCAGTCTGAAACGATTCTGTTCGGTGAAAACATTTCTTGGTTCTCCCGGTCAGATGGAACCATAGGCCGTTGGCAATGACGTACAGCCTGAACAGAACCGGCAGCGGGCGGGGGAATGCGTTGCGCGCAAGCTCGGCAAGTGTGAATCCTGGCAGGTGGAGGCTCGCTGAAAATGTTCCCTCGGGAGAGAGCGTTCGATGAATTTCAGCAAGTGTTTCCTGGATATTCATGTACGGCATGGCTACGGCTGATATAACGCGGTCGAAACTCCCGCCGTAAAATGGCAGGGCTTCTCCACGGCCTTGAAAGTATCCTCGACAGGGGAATCGTTCCCGCGCTTGCGCGAGGCTTTCGCGGTCAATATCTAACCCGGCGATAACGTCTGACTGGCTGACACCCCAAGGGGTCAGATCGCGTCCGGTGCCACAACCCAAATCGAGAACGGTCACAAGTAGAGATTTTACCACCATGCCATTCCTTGACAGCATTCTGAGCCTGTTTCTAGGCTCGGCCAAACAATCGATTCAACCAACAGAGGAGAAAACCACAATGGGAAATTACGTTTCTGATCCAGCACGGCAGGCCGCATTCGACGCGGCGTATTGGGCCGCGCAATCGCCCGAGGTCAACGCCGCGCGTCAACTCGATCCGGTAGCCCGCAACAGCGCGATGATGGACCTCGCCAAGTCCGGGAAGGCGCTCATCGACAAGAGCATCATGATCTGGGGATGGGACCCATACATGGATTATTTGGACAGGTGTGCTCAAGGCTTTGCCTGGGTGCCGAACGTGTTGCAGGACTCTCCGCCGGTGCCCGCCTTCACTCAAAACAACCCGGCGCCCGTCGGTTCCTTCCTGGTCCACGACGCCAACAGCTACGACTTGGCCGCGTGGTTCCCGCCGTTCGCTCCTCCGCCTCCGCCTCCTCCTCCGGCTCCGGTTACCTTCGTCGATCTCAGCCGCACGTGGCCCGATCAGGGGCCGAACGCATTCTACTCGACCGTGGCCGGTCAATCCGTGCCCACCGGCAAGGAGATCCAGGAGGACGGAAAGAACTGGGTGAAGATCTTCGTCGACTTCCCGTTCGGCATGGGCTTCCACGGGTTCAAGCAGGTATGAAGATCCTCGCCCTACTCGCCGCACTGATGGCCCTTCCGCTGGCAGCGCAAACCCCCGCGCCACCCGCCGAACCCTCGCAGCTTTACGGCATCGGCGCGGGCATCCAGGGACTCGGGCCGTCGCAGATCCGAGGCGGGTACTTCATCGGCCAGCACGTCGGGGCTGGGAAGTACCTCATCGAGTCGACTGACCTGGTGAGAATGCCAGGTGGAACCGTTGGGACTTCGGCGCACGCCGGACTCTATGACCGCTTGGCAACTCTCGGACCGCTGACGCTCGGCATCATCGGCGATGCCGGCGTAGCGGAGGTACAGACGGGCTCCGCAAGCGGCTCGGTGTCTGGCTGGGGCGTGGCGTCGATCAAGCTGTGGAATTGGCCGCTTACACTCACGCCCACGGCTCGGATTATGACAATCGCCGGACAGGGCCAGGTGGCACAGATCCGCGTGTATCTGACGGTGAACATCAAGTAAGTGCCGAGCATCGCAGATAACATCTTTCGCAACCTCCGCGAGCTCGGGATCGATGGCGTTGTTGTATACCAGGCGCAACCGGATCGCCTGTTCGTTTGGGACATGCTCGGCCAGCTTGAGGCGCATTGCAAGGCGCACAAGGAACACTGGATGGCGGATCATTTGGATCCGCTTCATGGCGGCTCGGCCCGCGCCAACTACCGCGAGAAGGCCACGCCCTCGATGCAATGCGTGAAGCACGCCATCTCGCAAATTAATCACCCGAATCTGCCACGACCGGAGATTTGGGAAGTGGATTTCGATGAGGTGTGCCCGCGCACTCCCATAACCATCATTGAACACCTCGATACCTGCATCATCCATGCGATCCGAGGAAGCAAGACCGATCAGAACGAGATTTCCAAAGGTTTAGATAAACGATATCCGAAGGAGCAAATCAACACATGAATTTTCTACAACTGGTTGGCCAGATGTTCGGCCAGCTTCCGGCAAGCAATTCGCCCGAGTTTAAATTAAACTCGCTCGATTGGGCCAAGATCGCGCGCGAGCTCGTCATGATCCTGATTCCGATGATCCCGCCACTGCTCGGCTATCGTTACGAGTTCAACGGAAAAGATTTCACGCCCGAGGTTGTGATCGGCCTGCGATTGCTCTTGCAATGGGCGAAGCAGTGGGCTGGCGGACAGCCCAAGGCGTAACGAATGCGAAAACAGCCAGTGGCGAAGGGTGCGCCCGCCGTTACGCGGCGCTTCCAGCGAGTCGTGGCGGTTGGCTGCACGCATGGCGACCTTGCGGATACGAAGCGCCTGAATGAAGTAATGGCATTCGTGCGGCGCTTCGATCCGCACTATCGTTTCGAGCTTGGCGACCTGATTGATACGGCGGCGTTTCGTTCTGGGTCAAAGGGGACCAAGGACGAGGCACATCCGATTGAGCCGGACAAGATCGCGGGCGTCGAGTGGATCAAACGCTACAAGCCGACGCATCTGTCGTGGGGCAACCACTGCTGGCGGCTCGTCGAGTGGCGCACACACTACAACGCCGTGCTCGCTTACGCCGCTGGCGTGGTTTGGAACGCGCTCGAAGATGCCACGCGCGATGTCGGGGCGCTGACGGTTCCGTATCACATCAAGCAGGGATGGTTTTACCTGGGTGGCTACGCCTGGGGCCACGGTTATATGTACAACGAATCCGCCGTGCGCGATCACGCGGAGATGACCGGCAGTCCAGTGGTGATGGCGCATTTACATCGAGCGTTACAGGAGCGCGGGCGCACTCTCACCGAGAAGCCAAGTTTCTGTGTCGGCACACTGATGGACGTTGACAAGGCGCATTACGCAGAACGTCGCCGCGCAACTACACGGTGGGGCGCTGGGGTCGTGTTCGGTGAAATCTGCAAGGAGGATTCATACCTATGGATCGCAACCGGACAGACCGGAGAACCGATCCACTTCCCGCCGGGTCTTTAGACCCAGTAGCGGCGCTGGCAATCCTCCGCGCGGAGATCGAGAGCGCGGAAGAGAAGCCGGTCGACGGATTCCGCACGACGCAGGGATGGGCCGACGCCTGGGATGTTTCAAGGGAACATGCCACGCGGCTGCTAAATCGTGGGTTGGATAGCGGAATAACAGAGCAACGCTATTTCAGAGTTAAGCGCGGCCTGATCGTTCGCAAGGTGCGATATTTCAGAGTCAACGCCAAGGTTGCGGCGTAAGGATGCCACGTCTTATCGTTCAGCCGGAAGGCTCGGAGTTGTGCGGACAGTGCTGCGTGGCGATGGCTGCGGGTATCAGCCTTGACCGCTCTACGTACATTCTCGGCACGGAAGGGACGACCACGCGCGATCTAGTAGTAGCCCTCCGCGCGCTACGGGTCCCCTGTGCTGATCGATCCAAGCGCATCTCTCGCAGTAAACCAAGATGGCCCGCCCGCGCCGTCCTCACCATTCACCGGCCAGCAGAGGCGGGAGTGCGGCGGCACAAGTGGCACTGGATGCTGGCGTGGGACGGTCACATTCTCGACCCCGGCAATGCGTGGCCGGAGCGATACACAAACTGGCGTATCACAAGTTATCTCGAAATTTATAAGGAGCAGCGATAGTGACGAAGGACAGTAGCGGCCCGCAGAACGTACTGCGAAAACTCCCCAACATGGCTGGCCCGCGCAAGACGATCCCGATTTTCACCGGCGTACTTGATTACTTCCCGCTGGCGATGGCTGAGATCGCTAAGGTCAGCAAGGCCGGGAACGACCAGCATAATCCGGGGAAGCCGATGCACTGGAATCGCGGAACGTCCTCGGACCACGCGGATTGCGTTGTGCGTCATCTGATCGAGCGCGGGCTGATGGACTCCGACGGAATGCGCCATTCGGCCAAGGCCGCATGGCGGGCGCTCGCGTTGCTTCAGGAAGAGATCGAAACGGCGGCGGGATTCGTCCCGAAGGATGGCAAGCTGTGACCCACGAATTACGTCAGGCCGTCAATGCGGCGGTCGCGTGCGAGGCGCATACCGGCGTTCCGGCTGAACTGCTGGTCGCGCAGTGGGCACTTGAATCGGGATGGGGCAAGCACGCTCCTGGTAACAACTGTTTCGGCATCAAAGCGTATCCCGGATGCTATGGGTGGCAACTACTTCAGACGCGCGAGTGGTTCACCGATGCCGAGTTGACCAAGTTCCTAGCTGGCGACAGCGCGCGCACCGCCGTTTTGGTGGGAGCCGCAAACAGTTCGCGGGCAGAATACTCCGTGCGGGATTGGTTTGCCACGTTCCCGAGCCTTGCGGCCTGTTTCGACCGGCGCGCCCAGTTATTCCTGGTTGGACGATACAAGCCGTTCGCTGAACAATTTCTGAAGGACGGGAACGTGGAAGCGCTGGTACGCGGGATCGCCCCGATCTACGCCACGGCCCCGGACTATGCGGAGAATATCTTGGCGATTCTCCGCAACCAGAACGTACAGTTTGCACTTAACGCCGCGCGACCGCCGGAACATCCCGAGACGGCGTAACTATTCTTCCTTGCCGTCGATCCGCACGACCCGCCCAGGCTCCGGGGGCTTGATCAGCTCGATGCTGGCCGTCAGCCGGAACGTATCGTCGCCGATCTTCAGCATGATTCCGTCCTCAGAATCCGGCGGCGGCATCTGGATCACTTTAGGCTTTTTCACTTCGCGTCCTGCTGGTGAATGATCGAACCGAGAGCCGCCAGGATCAACCCCAGCGCGGCTACGGCAAGCCACAGCACGTTCACCCCGCCATCTCCGTTAGATAGGTAGCCCAGGACGCAAACCACGCCCAGCGCCATCATAACGCCGCCCACAGTCCAAAGCAATACGGCCATCGGCGACTGTGCTTTTTGGCTCATCACCTCACCTCCTTTGCAGTACGAAATCTCTAGAACTAACGTCCAGATGCGATTTACATTTATCGCCAGTATGTTCGAGTATGGCCGCGTTCTAGGATCTCCCAGACAGTTTCCGTTTAGGCGATTCCTGTGTCTTGGGATCTACTGGATCTCCCCATTTTGCTCCGTATGTTTCCAGCCACATTTGCAGCGCGGCTGACATCGCTTCCTGTTGACTCATTTCTGGCTCGCAATAAAGAACCCACCTTAGTCGTCTTAGTAAGGTCGCGTCCGGACGAAACTTTATTTCTCGTCTTTCGTTAGACATAGGCGCAATCACACAAACTCCCTCCGCACTTTCTGCCCTTGGGTATTGACACCCATGGGACATTGGGGCATAATCTTTGTGTACCCAATATGAGCACAGTATCACAGGAAGATACAAAGTCGCACGTAGTGGAATCGTTGACAACGACTATCACTGTGTCTAAGGAACTGTGGAAGCGAGTGAAAATCGCAGCCGCAGAACACGAAACGTCGGCCCAGCAGATATGCTCCGACGGGCTGGAACTGGCGCTAAGGGTTCTCGCCGAGAAAGGCAAGAATGCCTGAGGTTACTCGCAATTTCAAAGATCTCGTGGGTGGCGCGTCGACGGTCAGCGCCACCCCATCGCGCCCGCCCGCCTCCTCCGAGTCGCGTAGCGGCAAGACCAATTTACGGGTTATGCCGTCGCGTGGCAACCCAAATCCAGAACCACTCCCGCCAAGCCCTAGCATTGCCAAGAGATTCCACGGCAACCAGCACACCCGGCACCACGGGATTGCTCTCTTCTTCGGCCTAGACAAGAGCTTGCGAGAGGCATCGAACGTAAGCGGTCATCCGGCATCGGATCTTGAGCGCCACATCCGACGCATCGGGTATTGGGAATGGCGGCGCAAATCCATGGGGGTAGCGGCGTGATCGGTGAATTGGTTCTCACTATCGCATTGGTCGTTTTCCTGAACATGATGCTTTGCCTGGACGTTCTCGACGCACGCGAACACAGACGCCGGCAGCGGTTGAATCGCATCGCCGATCAGGACGGAGACTGGATGCGCGAGGCGATCAAGAACGCGGCCCGCAAGGTGGCGAAATGATCGACGCCGCAGAAAAGGAACGGCAAGAGGCAGAATATCGCGCGTGGACCGCTTACTACGGCTCCCAGTACTACGGTGGCTGGGCGCAAGATCCCCGCGATGGCCGGTACAAGCCTCAAGCCGTGATCGATGCGGCTAACGCGCAACCGGTGCTGTCCTACTTCCTCAACGACCGCGAGGTGTCCGTTACGGACTTGATGCGCGACTGCCCCGCCAACGAACAACTTCAGGCGGCGATATCACTGATCCAGCCAGGGCAGACGGCATTCATCCTTGGATGCGGCGATGATCCAGTTTACGAACTACGCGCGGAAGCAGCGCCGATGGCGCGAAGGAGAGCAGCTTGAAAGCGAAAACGAAGGTCGCGCCGAAAAAGCGCAAAGCGGTTACAGTTGCAGAAGAAACCGTTCTCGTGCTCCGCACTTGCAACGCCGACCTATCGAGCTATGGCGGGTTTGTGTGGCCGGCATCTGGCCCCGTCAAGGCTCCCGACTGGTCACCACGCAAGGTATGCGGGCTTGGACTTCACGGATTGCTATGGGGCGAGGGAGATGGATCGCTCTTGAATTTCGACCCCGATGCCAAGGGGCTGGTCGTGCGCGTCGTTAAGGACTCCGTCGTCGACCTCGACGGCAAGGTCAAGTTCCCCGCTGGTGTCGTAGTGTTTTGCGGGGATCTGAAATCTGCCGCCGATTATATTGGCGAG